GAGCACACGCACAACTACACATGGGGCCACGATCCGGGCAGCGGAACGACCGGGGCCCCGAACGGATAAGGAGGTGAGGACAGATGTCCACAATGGCAAAATGGAGGAACAAGACGTGGGCCGTCAGCCCTCAGGAAGTCCTCGCGCTCGAGAACCTCGCCTTCGCCTATGAACAGCAGGCTGACAACAACTCGAGCACCGAGAGCCAAGCCCCGACGAACCAGCGCGGGACGCAGCTCGTCCAGATGACCTTCAAGACGGTCCTGCACTCCGGCGCCGGCGTCGACGTCCGCAGGGAGATCGACGCATGGAAGGGCATGGTCACGCTGACCGGCCCCTTCTACCTGAACGGGCGGCAGCTCGGGCCCAAGTTCCAGCTCCGGAAGGTCGCGGTCAGCGACGTGAAGCTGGACAACTCCGGCCGGATGCTCCTCGCGACTCTGGCCTTCACGTTCAAGGAGTACGACAAGGACACCACCAGCGTCCCGGAGACGACCACGAGCGCCCTGAAGGTCGCAGCCACGCCGGCAGTCAAGGCCGAGATCGCCAAGCCGATCACAGCAGTCCAGACGGCACCGGCGACCGGCATCAAGGTCGGCGACTACGTCTACCCGACCGGCACGAAGTACTACACCGGCCAGAAGATCCCGGACTGGGTGAAGAAGCAGAAGCACAGAGTCGGCCAGATCAACGGCGCCAAGACCCTGATCGGCTACCCCGGAGGGATCACGAGCTGGGTCTACACCAACGAGATCAGCCTCGGTTAAAAGGAGGGCAACCATGAGAAAACAAGGAAACAGCCGCCCCGAGGTCTGCGCGTACAACATCCTCAGCACCATCCGCGGCGAAGTCGCCTACGAGAGGATCAAGGGCGTCGACGGCCGTCTGACCGATCAGCCTGCGAACATGGTCACGGGAGAAGCAGAAACCGACGCCGAGAGGCAGCTCGAGATCTTCGAGCCGAGGATCGACGTCAACCGCGTCGAAGTCACAACCGACGAGCACGGCGACTTCGAGTATGACATCCAACTGAGCAGAAAGGAGGGAGAAAAGTGAGCAATCTCGATTTTATCGAAACAGACAGCGGCGTCATCCTGACCACCATCCTGCAGCAGCTCGAAAACGGATGCAGCGAACCGCTGTACCCGGGCGACGAGCGCCGCATCTTCGGCGAGTCAGCTCTGGCGCCGCTTTTTGTTTCTCTGTTCTCGCTCGTCAATGACAGCTGCAGACAGAAGATGCTCCGCTACGCACGGGGCGAGGTCCTCGATGCTCTGGGCGAGAACTTCAAGGTCTACCGCGAGAGCCCGAAGCCGGCGACGACGACCCTGCGCTTCTCGATCGGGGCAGCCATCGCGTCGAACATCACGATCCCGGCCGGGATCCGCTGCACCAGCGACTACGATCGCTACTTCGCGACGGACTACACGGTCGTCCTGCAGGCCGGCAGCACCTACGTCGACGTCACGGCCACGGCAGAGAGCGGAGGCGAGAGCGGCAACGACATCGGCGTCGGCGAGATCAACACCATCGTCGACATCAGCCAGATCCCGCTCGTCGACGCGGTCACGAACATCGTGGCCACCGGCGGCGGCGTGGACGAGGAAAGCGACGACGCCTACCGCGAGCGGATCCGGAACTCCGGCGACGCCATCAGCACGGCCGGCCCTGCTGCTGCCTATCGCTACTGGGCGATCGCGTCCAACCCGGCGAGGATCTCCGACGCCATCGTCGAGAACCTGATCCGGACGAGGACAGAGGAGCTCAGTGTCTACACCAAGAGCGGCACGGCCTACGCCTTCATCGGCGGAAGCGACCTGCAGAAGGAGACGCTCGTCATCAAGAAGCACGGGACCAGCACGGTCGCGGCCCTGACGAGCGACTACTCGATCACCTACGACGACCGGCTCCTGACGATCACCATCGTCCCGGGCGGCATCCTCGCAGGCGAGTCCACGATCGACGTCGAGATCGACGAGATCGCAGACGGCGAGGTCGTCATCACGCCGGTCTGCTTCGGCGGGGAGATCCCGACCGCGGCGGATCTGGCCACCGTGCTCGCAAAGTGCAGCGCGAACGACATCCGGCCGCTCACGGACCACGTGACCGTCAAGGCCCCGGACGTCGAGTACTACGACATCAGCCTCGTCTACTACACGACGGCGGCCGAGGAGTCCGCCTGCGTGGAGACGGTCGAAGGCGACGGCGGAGCGATCGACCGCTACGTCTACTGGCAAGGCAGCAGCCTGAAGCGGGACATCAACCCCGACTACCTCAGGAAGCTGATCCTCGCCCCAGACTGGGAGGGCGCCGTCGGCGCCACCATGGTCCAGATCACCTACCCGGCATATACAGACCTGCCGGGGACGACCCTCGCAAAGTGGTCCGGCAATCTGACCGTCAGCCACATCGTCAAGGAGGGGGTGAACTAAATGGGCCAGAAGATCAACGCCCCGAACTCCCTCCGGCTGCTCCCGCAGTTCATGAGGAAGGACGAGGCCAACATCGCGCTCGCCAAAGCGGTCGACGAGCTGATCGGGGACCCCGGAAGCCGTGCCAAGCAGCTCCGCGTCTGGGATCAGATCGACGAGCTGCCTGAGGCTCAGCTCGACGAGCTCGCGTGGGAGCTGAACGTCGACTGGTACAAGACCAGCATGACGATCGAAGCCAAGCGGGCGACCATCAAAAACGCGAGGCTGATCAAGGCCCACCGCGGCACGAAGTACGCCGTCGAGGAGCTCGTCTCGAACTACCTCGGCAGCGGCGTCGTCGTGGAATGGTACGAGGTGAACGGCAAGCCCTTCACCTTCTACATCTGCACGACGGAGGACGTCCCGGACGGCAACGTCTACAACGAGTTCATCGAGGCAGCGAACGCAGCCAAGAGCGCCCGCTCGCGCCTGCTGGGCGTCTACGCCTACATGGAGCACACGATCGCGGTCCTCGCGAAGCACGCCGGCGGCGCCGGCGCCTTCGTCTACGTGAAGGCGGGCACCCGCCCGCGGATCGTGAACGTCGGCGGGCTCGGCTCCATCACGGTCCTCGCCGAGCACGAAACAGAGCCGGGGATCTTCGGATATACCAGACCGGGCCCCGGCGCCATCACCGGAGGCAGGCCCCACCCGCAGAACGTGGGCGGCCTGAATAAAAACATCGCACAATCGGGTCCGGAGACGATCCCGTCCGCCTTCCCCTATGTGAGGTGCGGGACCCGGGTCTGCGGGGCCTAAGAAAGGAGGGCACACCAATGGCATTTTACAAGAACGACTTCCTCGATCAGCGTCGCCGTCAATGGCTCGCAGCGATCGACAAGGTCCAGCTCAAAGTCGGATCCACGTGGTACAACGCAGAGCTGCAGACGAAGGAGATCCAAGGGACCAGCATCGTCCTGATCGCCGTCTGCTCCGCGCTCGACAACGTGGCCGGCACGATCTCCGGCTCGCGCATCATCGACCGCCGCGGGATCGTCGCGGCCGAACAGGCCGAAAACATCACCAAGGCCTCCGGGCAGGGCGCCATGATCAAGATCGTCCTGCCTGTCATTGAGGACGAATAAAGGAAGGAGGAAACCAGACAATGTTCAAGCCTACGAAATGGAAGGACGAGATCCTCGACACCACGCTGACCACGGAAAGCGCGACCGGGACCGGCTCGAAGGTGAACTTCAGCATCACCGCCAAGCCCCTGTTCGTGGCCAAGGTCACAGTCGCCGGCGTCCGCGTCTACGACTGGATCTACAACCCGGCCACCAACATCCTGAGCTTCGACACCGCGCCGGCGAACGGGGCCGCGATCCTGTTCTTCTACTACCCCGAGGTGCAGGCAGGAACGAACCAGAGCGCCGCAAACTTCAACAACATCGAAGAAGGCGGGACTCTGGACGCGCACATGGCCATCACTCTCCTCGCGATCCAGCAGTATCAGACCGCCGGACAGCTTGACGAGGAGATCAAGACGGTCACGCTCACCAACACCGCGCCATACCCGTTCAACAACAGCGCGGCCACGGTCGCCCTGAGCGGAGACAAGGCGAGCACGAACTACGACGTCGAGGTCCTCGAGATCGTCGCCCACACCGGCGCGGTCGGCGGGATCCACGTCACCAACAAGCTGCTGAACGGCTTCAAGCTGGCCTTCGACGGCAGCGGCACCAGCGTCACGCTGAAGATCAAAATCAGAGGAGGTACACAGTAATGGCCATCAAACACGTGCAGGTCGTCGAAAAGAACGAAGGCACCAAGATCGAATGGGAGCAGACCGGCAGCAACGGCAAGGTCCTCGCCTTCGACGACTACGCTCTCGCCGTCAACTGCGAGAGATACCGCAAGGACTGGGACGTCCACCTC